GTTGGCGTTGGTCAGCCCGGTCTGCTGCGCCAAACCAGCGTTGAACTGATTGTTCTGCTGGCCCAAGTTCGCATTGGTCAGGCCGGTTTGCTGCGCCAAGCCAGCGTTGAACTGGTTATTTTGCTGGCCCAGGCTCGCGTTGAACTGGCCGTTTTGCTGTGCCATGTTCGCGTTGGTCTTCGATGCGTCGAACAGGTTGCCCACGTTCGCCATTTCTGCCTGCTGCGCGTTGGCCGCGTTCTGCTGCGCCACGCCGTATTGCTGCGCGCCCAGGCCCTGCGTCGCGGCCAGTTGGCGATCACGGTCAGTGTTGTAAGCGCTGGCCTGCGCCGCGACGGCCGCATCGGTGTTGTTCTGGCCGAACTGCGACGCCGCGCGCGACAGGTTGGTGTTCATGCTGTCGATGGCCTTGCCTTCGGCGATGCCCTGGCGCGATCCGCCGAACTGGCCGGACAGCACCGAGTTGCCGCGAATGCTGCCCAGCACGTCCTGCGTTGCGGCCTTGGCATCCGTCACCATGCTGCCAAACGCATTCTGCGACTGGTTGATGCCTTTCTGCACCGCGCCCGTCAGGTATGGGTTGGCTCCCGGCGCGCCGTTGATCAGACTGTCATACGAGCCGGACAGGTTCATGCCGTTCTGCGATGGTGCCTGCACTTGCGCGCCGACTGCATACGCTGGCAGGCTTGCCATGGCCGCGCCGGCCTGCGAGCTTGCCGCCTGCGGTGCTGCGCCCATCTGCGTGCCGGCCGACTGGGCAGGCATACCCATCTGCGTGCCAGCCGACTGGGAATAGCCTGCTTGCGCTGACTGCGACATGGGCGCCTGGTTGCCCTGCATCGCCTGGAGTGCGGCGTTTCGCGTCGCGGCCATGTCGCCGGCGCCGTTGGTATTCAGGTAGTCAGCGTTTGCGTTGGCAAAGCCAGTACCTGCAGCCGAGCGCGGGTCATTGAGCATGCCCTGGTACTGCGAGAGCAGGCCCTGTTGCCCATTTCCGCCGTGCAGAATCGCAGCCAGGCGGGGATCGATCTTGTTGCCCTCGGCCGTGATTTTCGCCGCGTCCTTGGCGCCTTTCGACGAGATTGCAGCGCCTGCGACGGCGCCTACTACTGGGAGAACTGCTGGCATGTCCATTCCTTCCGTGTTATTCCGAGCATTATTTGATCTTCCAGCTTGCCATTTCGCAGGAAGCTGGATCGGTTGTTGCCTTCGACCTGCATGCCGCTCGCCTTTGCGAAGCGCAGGGCGGGGCGGTTGTAGGCCGGGACGTTGGTGACCACCTTCTGGCAGTCGGCGTCTTCGAACAGGTGCGCGAGCAGCAATTGCGCCGCGCGCGCCGCGCCAGCGCCCCATATGCGGGGCAGCAAACAGGTGTGCACCTCCCAGCAGGCCTCGCCGCGCGCGTGCGCCAGGAACACGCCAGCCGGCGCGCCGTCCGTCACGAGCAGCCAGTGAAAGCCTTCCAGGTCGTGCGGCGCGGCCTCAGTCGCCCCGTCTTCGTGAATGTGTGGCCAGATGGCCGGGTGCGACAGGATCGCCGTCACCAGCCCCATGTCGCGTGTTCGCTCGATGTGCATGCTCATCCCAAAAAGTGCCAGGTGCCGGCGCCGAAGCGGTACAGGCCCGCGCCGCTGCCGGGATTCCAGCTCACGCCGTCGGCATTTCTGTACATGCCCTCGCGCGGCTTGAGCGGCGCCGCGTAGACGACCGGCGCGAAGCCCTCGGCCACGGCGTCGATCGCCGCCTTCAGCTTCGGCAGTTCTTCCCGCAGGAAGCGCTGCAGCTGCGCGGGATCGGCCGGCGGATCGGCCGGCTGGTAGCTCGTCATGTTGCTGTTGGTCGGTCGCATCAATATTCCCCTGCGTCATCAACGAGCATGGCAAACCCGTCCAGTTTCCAGCTGAACGCGGTGCCAGTCTCGAACCGGATGGCCAGGTAGCGGCCGGAAATGAACCGGTCCAGCTTCACCGTGCTTCCGATCGTGTACGTCATCGGCGCGGCCCAGGTCGGTTCGTCGTCGGGGCCCTCGGCTGACCCCGGGCGCACGATCACGGTCCCGCCGCGGTTGCCGGTGATGCGCGGCCGCACGCCGGAAATGATCTTGATCCGCTCGGGCGCGTCGAAGGCCAGGCCGCGCCGCTCGAGGTAGGCATCTGGCAGCTTGCCGTCGAAGCTGCTCGAGGCGTCCAGCAGGAACAGCTTCGTGTCGGCGCTGCCCATCATCACGCGCGCGGTGTCGGGCGTGTAATCCGGCCCGTTCCATGCCGTCAGGTCGGTGTCCCACGGCGCATCGTCCTGGTTCCAGTTGCCGGCCAGCGAGTTGTCCACCGGGCCGTAGGCTGCGTACGTCACGTTCGGCAGGCTGCGGAAACTGACCGTTCCGTCGACATAGTTGTAGACCAGCGCGGTATCGCACCAGACCGCGCCGATCGACGGGTAGCAGACGAAAATCTCGTTCAGGAAAGGGTTCTTGAAGACGAACACCTTGGCCTTGTTGGCCACGTCGATGCTCTGGAAGAAGAAGCGCCGCGCCTTCTTGTCGAGCACAGAGCGGGCCGAGAAGCCATCGTGGATCACGATGTCGCTGCCGGTCACCGCGAAATGCATGTTCTGCATCCCGGTGTCGAAGTCGACCGCGCAATTCATGTTCAGCAGGCCGCTCATACCCGACACCTTGCGCGACTTGAGGATGAACGCCCCGCCGATGTAATCCAGCGCCCAGGTGCTCGACTCCTTGTAGATGATGAAGCTGTCCTTGAGGCCTAGGCCGTCAATGATCGGGTCCTGGCCCTCTGCAAGGTCGAACTGGCCGGCGTCCTGTACCTGATTCGTCTCGTCCCACGTCGTCGGCAGGCTGCCCGGATCCGCGAGGTTCGACCATTTCACCAGGAACGGGTTGGGCACGCCGGAGCGCACCACGTTCAGCGCGATCATCAGGTTCTTGTACTGGCGCAGCACCTTGCACGACGTGTTGCTCGGCCAGGCCGGCAGGTCCACGAACTTGTGCGTCAGGTTCGTGTCCCAATACATCGGCGCTTTGCCATCACCAGCGTTGAGCACCGGGATGCCGCCGAACACGAATCCCGACCAGGCATTCACCTGGCCGACCCGCGCGGTGACGTGCGTGATGTCGGTGTGCACCGAGGCGCCCGAGGCATTCGACACGGCGTATTGCTTGCCGGCCGAGGTGTACAGCCAGTACCGCAGCCCGGCTACATTCGCCTGCAGCAGGTACTGCGGTGGCTCGGGTGGCGTCAGGTACACCTGGCCATGCCCGAGGAACTGCAGCGCGGCGCCATCCAGGAAGCGGATATTGCGCGCGTCGGACCACGCACCGGGCGGCAGTTCAGCCGGCGAGATGTCGCGCACCACGCCGAGCGCGCCGGCCTGGTCAAACTTGATCGATTGTGGCATGAGGCCTCACACGTAATAGCTGATGGTCACCGAGCCGCCGGTTGGCACCACGATGTTGTAGCTCGCGCCCGGCGTCACGGCCACGTTGGTGAACACGGTCGGCGTCTGCGCCACGTTGCCGGTGCTGCCGGGGAAAGTTTTCCCGACGCCAGTTGCGGAAGCGCCGGTCGTTGGTGGCGTGGTGAAGTCGTAGCTGGTGTCCACAAAGTTGCTGTAACACGCCTGCGTCGACGAGTATTCGGAGGTCGGGCCGGTCGACACTGGGGCGTCGCAATACGCAAACGCCGGTGCCGACCCTTGGGCCGTCACCCCGAATTGCTGGAAGTCCACCACCGTGACGCCGTCGCTCTTTCGCACGCCGTAGTAGATGATGTCCCGCTTGTACTGGTCGACCCGGCTCGTGCTGCCATTGACGCCGCGCGGCCCATAGCCGCTCATGTTGAGCGCGTTCACGCTCGCCGGAACGACCAGTACGCCGTTGGCCGTGAACGTCTGCGTCACCAGCTGCGGGCGCCGGCCAGTGATCAGAGCGAACAGCCACGCTTTCATGCTGCCTTCCCGTACACGGTGCCGTCACCGTACGAGAACAGCACCACGCGCCCGCGCCCGGCAGCCGGCAGGGTGATACCCGAGGCGCCGAAGTTGGTCGTCTCGGTGCCGTCGCTCTTGATCCACGTGATGCCCGTCGTGGTCAGCGCGATCGTGCCGTAGTTGGTCAGTTCGAGCAGCACGCCGGCCAGGCGGCCAGCAGGGAAGCCGGTCGCGGTCAGCGTGTGCGCACCGGTGGCGCGCGCCTTCTGGCCGTCGCCCTTCGTGTAGTCGATGACCAGCGTGCCGGTGGCCACGTCGCCGTTGTTGAAGACCGGGTCGCCGCGTCCGTCGAGGCTGACCCAGGCGCCGACGCTGCCAGTCGACGAAAACACCTTGCCAGCGTTGAGCGGGTCGGCCACGCCCGGCACCGTGCCGGAGATCACGAGCTGGTCGACGTAGTTCTGCGTCACGTTGTCGAGGCGGAAGCGCGTGCCGTCGTAAAACGCGGTGTAGAAGCGGCCAGCGGTGATGTCGCCGGCCACCAGCGGCACGCCAGCGACGCTCACGATTTCCTTGGCGCCCAAGCCGGAGATATTGAGCGTGGTCGCGCCCGTGTTCGAAGCGGTTGGCACGAACACGGCCAGCATCTTGGCGTTGTACGCGGTGAGCGGCTGCGCGGGCGTTAGCGTGTAGGCGTTGACTGCGCCGCCGTCAGCGCCGGTGACCAGGATCGCGCCCAGGAAGCCCGCAAAGCTCTGACGCAGGCCCTTCTTGATGTTGCGGACGTGGTCGTCGCCTTCCGATTTAGGCTCGGCGCCGGTGGGCGTCAGCGGGTTCAGGTCGCCAACGTATGCGACAGTTTCAACAGCCATGGTATGTCCTTATTGGGTCAGGTTGGGGCGCGCAGGGCCATCGTGCCGACGCTTTCCCAGTCGTCGTTGTCGAGCGCGGCGATGGCGACGGCGTATTTCGCCTCCCACGCCTGCAGGTTCGGCAGGTCGCGGATATGGGTCAGCGCCTCGCACATCGTTGCGGCGAGGTACGCTTCGGGGTGCTGCTCGATCAGCCAGTTCGTGCCAGCCGAGTCAGCCAGCGCCGGCACGGTCGAGCGCACCATCGCCGACAGCGTGACCGCCTCGCCCGGTTTGGGCCCGACGTACAGCGAATTGCCGATCTGCGTGTAGTGCACCGGCATCCCGCCGGCAGTTCCGCGCGCGTACTCGGTGTTGAACTGCGCCGGGCTGAGGTAGCCGAGCGGCCCGCCGCCCGACACCGCCAGCGCCTTGATCGACAGAATCGACAGCGGCAGGGTGATCGATTGGCCGCCTTCCGGCACGGTCAGGGTGGCGACGGCCTCTTGCAGTTGCGCGCGCAGGTCTCCGTTAATGCGGTTCTCGGCGAGCATGACGAAATCCGCCATGAACTCGCCCAGGTCGGTGCGATGGAGCCAGCGCGGCACCGCCGAGAGCAGCCAGTCGTAATCGCGGCTCGCGTTGGTGCCAATTGAGGTGACGATGATGGTCATGTGGGTCCCTTCCTATTCCGCGGGGTTAGCTCGCGCGCAGGTTGGCGACCATAAACCCATGTCCGCGTCGCTCCAGCTGGAGATATTTGCCGCCACGATGGGTCGTGTCGTTGGCCGTCATCGTGACGTTCAACCCGCCAACATCGAAGATTGCCGTGATGCTCGTCGCATTCACGGTGATGCGGCACGGGTACGCCTGATTGAGCACTGGCGGATTTGGCAGCCCTGTCCCCGTAGCAATTGCCGTAGCAACGGGCGTTGTACCAGCCAACCGATAAATTCCGCCTGCGCCATTTGCTCGAAAGCCGATGGAATAG